TACCTATAGAACTCTTACAGAAGGTCTTAGATTTCAAGAAGCAATACAAAGAGACTTAATTAACAATACTCACGAATTAGACAGAGAAACAGGAACATTGAATAGAACTAAAGAAGAATCTGTTGAACTTACTGAAGAAGAAATAGAAGCTGAGAAAAAATTAGCAAAAGATAGAGCAACGGCAGGGCTTGACGCACTTAGAAGTCTGAATGACGCATACCAAAACTTAAAAGATATAGAACAAGACAGATTAGACCTAATAGATAAAGAATCTCAAGCACTTACAAAACTAAATAATCAGAATAAAAAACTTAAAGAAGCAAATGACAAAGTTACAAAAGCCAAAGAAGAATTTGAAAAAGTATCAGGTCTTGGTGCAAAAGTTACTAATGAAGAAGCCTTAGCTATTGCAAGACAAAAAGCAGAAATAGAAAAATTAGAACAAGCAGAAGATAAGTCAGAGATACAAAAACTTCAACTTGCAGTAGCAAGAGAGAGATTGATTAAATTAGAAGAAGAAGCTATTGCAGTATCAAGAGAAGAAGAACAAGCATTAAGGAATATAGAACGAGCTGAAGAAGATGTTATTAGGCAGACAGAGAGATTAGAAGAAGCTCAAAGAGAATATCAAAAAGCACAAGAAGATTTAGCTGAAGCAACTGCTGACTCTACAGAAAACATCTTAAATATGGCATTAGCTAAAGCCGAATTAGATGACGCACTACAAGACCTTAAATCAGCAGAAAAATTCAAAGACGGTATAGCAGAGATAGTAAGACTTATTGGTGGAGACATTGATGAGTTAAGTAACAAATTTCAAGCTATATTTAATCTCTCAGGTAGAGCTATGCGTAATCAAGGTATCTCAACAGACTTACCAACAACTACTGCTACTCCAACAAGATTTGGAACTCTTGGAGAAATAAGTTCAGATTTCGTTGCAAACCAATCATTAGCAACAGGTGGTAGAGTCGGAACAGGTGCAGGTAATACAGTTATCACAGTT